GTCATAAAGGGTATCATCCTTTGTTGCTTGACGACGAGCCTCGTCATCTGAAGCCATCTTTTCGCGAACAAGCTTGGCACCTTCGTATCCAGCAGCAGTAGCGGCTGCTCCACCAGCAGCACCCTTTGCCTTGCCCATTGCGTATTCCTTTGTCTCACGAAGAGCTGGAGCAACCTTTTCTTCTCCACCAGTTCGTTTGCTGAGCAGCAAATTTAGAGTCTTTTTTAGGCCAGCCATTTTCTTATCTCCTTTTAGTTGGAATTTGGTACAAGTGTATTATCGCCACCAGCAGGACTGGATGGAGTTTGCATGTCATCACGACGAGTCCTGCGAGCTTGATTGCGCTGAAGTTCTAGAAGCTGCTTGTACTTGGCTTCAAATACTTGCATTGCAGGATAGTCTTTCTGGTACATAAGAGCCTCTACCATGCTTGCGTAGAATAGCAAGTCATAGCAATAGTCACTAAAGTAGTTTGTATCCGATACAGATGAGAGAGTTACTGGACGAGAAATGTAGACTACTTGTCCATTGCACGTAGACGCCGGAGTAGGAGCCACAAGAACAGTAGAATTATTACGAGGCGCATAGTACTTTGGTTCTCCAACGGAAGCTGACACAGGCCAGTAATCATTGATGAACTCGTCAGTACGCATCAAGAGATTGATCTTCGTTCCATTGCTCTTGATATTGAAGTTCTTGACTACACGAGATCCAGAGGGTAACGTGACAATATTGTTGTTTGCGCTTACAGCTATAGACGTATACGAAACTAGACCGTAGTCATCCAGATCCTTTACAAGGCGCTCTTCAGCCTTATTGACCATATATGGAATGTAGTCAATGAACTCAGTGCCAGTATTCTCAGTGGCAGCAATGATGTCATTGACTAGGTAGGTATACGTCGGCATATGATTAGCCGTAGAATACTGCTACTGTTGCTGCTGAAGTTGGAGCCGAAACCTTGACAACTCCATCCATTCTAATACCGTATTCTGGAAGCATGATATCACATGCATCTACTGCTGTAGTTAGATTGAACTTAATTGTATTTCCAGTCTTGTTTCCATAAGGATCCGTAGAAACACCAGTAATTAGAAACGAACCGATCCCAGTAGCAAAAATACCTCTAATGATTGTATTCTCAAGTGATACGCTGGTTGTAACATCCAGAACAGCACCACTACCAGTTACATGTCCTTGTCTGATGTTTGTTGACATAGGTTAAATTCCTTTTCAAAAGTAGTCTTTGGGGTATCTGTACATTATACCACTTGTAGCCACCTTAAGAAAAGGACCACAAGATCAAAAAGAAGGGCAGATAAAGATCTCTCTCTATCTGCCCTTCCAGACTTACTCTAGCTCTTCAAGTATTACGAAGAACCGGAGGCACCATAGAAACCACGCCAATCAGACCACCCGAACGAATAACGCTCGCGAGCCTTGAAGCGTAGGTTGCCCGTGTCAAAGTCTGGCTCCATCTTGGTTGCCAGAGGAGAACGGACAAACATCTTTGCACCATTGGGGCAATCGGTACGAATAAACCAAGCATTCGTATCGGTAAACCGATGGTTTACGAAATAGCCCTTTGGAAGTGCACTCATACGACGTAGTGAGTTAACGTCGTTGACGTTCGTTACGCCAGTCGTGCTGTTCGTAACAGTTGTCGTGCTGAGAGTGCTGTTAAGGATCTTGTCAGCCGTGTAGATAAGATCCGGTGGAATGTGGAGAGACTGTGCCTGAAGACCAATAAGGATATTACGATCATCCTTGGCCTTTGCGATGGTGATAAGAGCAGTCTGCATAGCTGACTCGGACAGATCAGTTGCACCGAGTGTATTGGACTGGTTACCGCCAGCTACGACAGGGTGAGATGCCGAGAAGAATGCGGCACCGTCGCCACCAAGATAAGAAGTGCTGAAGCCGTTGTTGAAAACGTCAGCAGCCTTTACTTGCTTGGTGTTTGCCATTGCACGGGCGAGACCACGTGCACGAAGCTTGGCAAACGTATCGTATAGGTTGTCTTCCATTGACTCTTCCGTTACGGCAAATGCGAGAGCTACGGTCTCGTTGGTGTAACGAGCGACATAGCTTTCCTGTGCATTGTCGTACTGGACAGCAGCGCCTTCGGCCTTGACTGGAGCAGCACCGAAGCCCGTAAAGAGAACCTCCTCTTCAAAGGAACGCTCGGAGTTCTCTACTGCGTAGAGGACTGCATGCTCGTTGTCAACTTCCTTGTACTCCATACCGAAGACTGCATTAAGGCCCGGAAGAAGCTCTTTGGCAATACTAGCGCGATTAATAGCCATTGTTATTTACTCCTTCCTTCAATTAGATCGTTGAGGTTAGTACTGCGCCAACGCTAGCGACAACGCTAATGTAGCGATCAGCATTCTGCATGATACGAACCTCGACAATTGGAAAAGCCTGTTCCGCTGGAACAAGAATATCATTGCCGGGGACATCAAATACAGCAACCGGACGAACCATTGCAGCGCCAGTTGTACGCCCTGCTGCCTTGATGCCAAAACCAGACTTGCCGGTTACAGTTGAACCAGCACCTAGTGTTACAGCAAAGTTCTGGCTGTTGATATCGCCAATTGATAGCGATGCATCAGCCTGAATGAGATACGTTGTAGCAGCTTCATCAACTACCTGTGCGTAAATCTCTGAAGCTGAAGTATTAGCGGGCCAGTAACGGCTCCACTTTGGCTCGCCATTCTGAACATAACGGCAACCCATGAAAACACCACGAGCAAAATCTTCCGTCGAGGTGATTACCTGTACATACCCGCTCACAACCTTTACAATGTCGCCCATGAAGATATTTGAAGAATAGCCAGTGGAAACTGGATACTCGTTAGTACCTTGTGTGTTATAGGCGGCACCAGCAATGCGTGAAGGAGTAAGACCGGATAGTGTCTTTGAAGTAGTCATATTACACTTTCCCTTCTTATTTGATAGACATTGACAAGTGCAAGATTAGTGTGAAGAGGTTCAAATCTACTTAGTCCTGAAACGAAGGAGACTTCCCCCTACTGACATTTGTCTTGCTGTTTACAGAAATTGGCATGCGACTGTCTGAGTTACTCAGTAGCTGAGAATTGACAGCCTGTACCATTTCCCTGCTCCTATTCTCATAGAAGCGTTGGCGAGATTCAGCTAGCTCGGCTGGCATCTTTGCCAGTGCTAGATCTCCACGGCAGACAGCACCCGAATAACGCCCTCCCTCTCTCACGACAGAGGATGCCATCATCTCTGGAACCTCGTCAGCTTGAACTAGTTCCCAACCTTCCGCTAGACGCTTACCAATATTCTGGTAATCTTCTTCGTTCTTGATTGAAATCCTAATCCATCGAAGAGCATTTCCGCTATTTGAAAATCGCTGACGGACAGTTTCCGGAATGTCCAGCCAGTTTGGCTCCTCGAATACAAGCTTACGCTTTTCGTTCTCGCGAGTGTTGGCAGTTCGTGAATTTAGTTCCCGTGTCATTGTTTATTTCCTTCCACGCTTAGTTTTGTGTATATCAGATTGGAGTGTAGTCGCCATTGGCCTGTTCAGCCTTAAGCTTTTCCGCTGCATATCTTTCAAGTGGAATACCCCACTTCTGTGCAAGTCGGACATCCTCTTGTGTGAGCTTGACCTTGTTGCCACGAGAAGTTGTAGAGGCTTTGGATGTGCGTGACGCACCCGAAACCACCTGAGAAGGACGTGACGCCGCCTTCGTAGCGTTTGTAGCATTCCCAGAATCATCTTCCGACTCATCTTGGGAATTTACCTTTAGATCCTTGAACTTCTGAGGGAACTGGCGAGAAAGCCTTGAATCGACCTCATCGTAGTACTCATCATCAGAAGGATCAAATCCCTCTTCCTTTAGCTGAGCATCAATCAGAAGAGCCGCATTGGTCATGATCTGGTCCTTGCCAAACCACTCATTCTTAGATGCCCACTGAATAGCCTTTGGATCGTACTGCCCCTGCTTCTGTTGATTCTGAGCAGGAGTTTCCTTTGTCTGCTGCGCCTCAAGACGGTTTGTGTACTCTTCCAGATCCTGACGACGCTGACGAACCTGAGTCATCTCGGCATAAGCTCGGCTCATTTCCTCTTGAGCCTTAAGCATGCCGTCCGTGTCGGAACTTTCTGCTGCCCGCTTGAATAGATCCTTGGCAGAATCAATTCGTGTCTTTAGTTGGCTTTCGGTGCTTTCAATCGTACTCTTGATACTGGTTGAAAGCTCCTTTTCACGAACCTGTACGGAAGTCCTTAGCTTTTCGACCTCGTCACGAAGCCTAGAAATCTCTTCTTCGCGTTCCTTACGCTGCTTAATAAGCTGGCGAATACGCTTCTGAGCGCCGCGAGTTTCGATGCCTTCCAGTTCCTTAGATTCTGGATTAGGCTGGGCTTCTGATTGATTTCCAACTGCTGCTGTATCATTATTGGACCTTGTATCCGAAGATTCCTCAGTTCGTGTAGCTTCAATGTTCGCTTCAGGAGCAGTCTGGGCCTTCTTTTGCTCATTAGACTTGTCTTCCTGACCTTCGATTTCAAACTCTACCTTCTTGCCCGCACCATCCGCAGACAGATCAATAGTTGACCAACCATTGTCAACCTTGTCATTAGCCATTTTGTTTCCTTTCAAACACGCTAGTTACGAAACTAACGATTACGTTGAGATGGGTTACATAGTAACATACTAGATGTTGCTATGCAAAACCAGTTATTCAAACTATTAGTTGGAGAGACTGTACGTCGTATCTAGATCCTTTGGATTGTCAAGTTTCATGATGATCTGATCATCGTAGACTAAAAGAAGCTTTACACCCTTGAATACAAACTTCTGGCCGATATGCTTTCCGTAACACACGTAGTCACCCTCAGAACACCAAGGGCCATTCGGGAACTTTGTAGTATCCTTGTACGCAATTTCGCCAATCTTCAGAACCTTGCCAATCGTGGTTAGATAAGCAACATCATCCTTTACCTTGTCTGGTAGGTATACTCCACCCTTTGTCTTGGCTCGGATTGAAACTGGACGAATAAGAACGTGATACGCTGGCAGCGTTGGCAGATCCTTCTTGTCAAGCTTTACACCTTCATCCGTAATCCACTCACCATTGTCAATAGCCTTGTCCATTTGAACATTAAACATGTCTTGGATTATCTTCCTTTCTTTCTATTGGTTTGATTGTCGGTTTCATCTTCATCGTCTTGGTCATAAAGTCGAGACTTTACTATGTGATGAAGAGTTTGTTTTGCTATTTCGATACCTTCGATTTTACCGACAACCTCACGATAGGAAGAATAATCTGAAGCTTGACCAGAGACAAGGAATTTTGTAAGCTCACCTATTTGCTTGTTCAATCCAACAAGCATTTCATCCCATATAACCATATCTTTATATCTTTATCACTGCATCTTTACTTGTGACTTATCCTGCTGAAGGATTTGGGAAAGGATATCGGCAGCCTTTAGTGCCTTGTCCTTTTCAATACCCTGCTGGGTCTTGGCTAGATCCATGATTGCTTGAAGGGCAACAATAGCTTTCTTGTTGCTACGATCCTTTTCCTTTTCGTTGATCGCAGTGCTTGTCTTGATGCCTTCCTTCATCATGTCAATCCGCATTGCAGTTTCCTTGAGATCAAGTTCCCTGTTACGCATTGCAGCATCAACGCTTTCCTTTGCTAGCTGAGCCTGTACCTTACCCTGCTCAATTTGGAGACGCTGTGCTTCTAGCTGGACCATCTGGGCTTCTGGAGTGTTTGTCTGCTGCATCTGAGCCATTGCAGCATTAGCTTGCATGACTTGCTGGGCAGCTTGGGCCATTACCATTTCGATGA